CAACTTCCGCAAGTGTGTTATCGGGACAATATAAACGGCCATCGCGCGGAATAACATCATTATTTTGTCCTGCGAAGTTTAGTAAAAGAGTTATTTTAGATTGTGAGGTCATAACAGTCCTTTGTTAGTTATTTAAATAGTTTAGCATCTTCCTTATTTGATTGTTCATTTTGTGCTAGTTTTTTATTTGATAAATTCATTTTAACGCGCGAATATTCTTTTTCACAATCTGCACAGCGAGTTAACTTAGTTATAGTTAAAAATCTACCGCAATATGTACATCTACTCATTAACTGTGCCACCTAAATACGGGATTGAACATATTTTCATATTTCTGCTCACCTATTTTATCCGCTATAATTCTGTCACTAGCTATCTCAAGACAAGCATAGCCCAACGCATCCATGGGATGACTTGACATGTTCTTGTTGGGCTTATCTTTATATCTTTCCTCGCCTGACACGGCAAGTCTAGCATATACATAGTCTTTGATAAAACCTTTAAATAGAGTGGGGCAATTGCGTCTATCAAGCAGTAATCCTGGCTTTCCATCAATCATCTTATTAAGAAAATATCTTACTGATCCAAGTCTTGGATCTATGTCATTTGTGCGGGCAGAAATTGTCGGGATATTGAGAGAATTTAGCTCACCAATACACGACATTTCTTCAATGATTTCATTACGGGCGTTACCTGCTGGATCTGCAACAGACATTCCAACGTTGCAATACGGAAAATCTCTAGCAATGCCTGGTATTACTATGGAATCTGCAAAAGACCTAATTCCCATGCCATCGGCTACATATTCTTTAAGTACTAGGAGTTGTCCGCGTGGGCTTAACTGCATTACGACACAAGCTGGTGTAAGCCCGAAATCCCACCCGATAATTAATTGTTCGCCCTGGATTGCTGTTAGTGATTCTACGGCATGTAAATCAGTATTAAACTCAGGATAAACACGCTTCCCAAAACCAACAGACCCATACTCGCCCAAACAAAATACTTTGATAAATTCTTGGGATTGACCTTCAGCGAGCATTCTATAATAATCATCAGGCAGATGTAAAATATTGTCAGCATCAGGGTTGCGAATCCATTTATTGTCATATTTTAAAAGCCCGGGAGGTTGTTTAAATAATTTGTGATTATCGAAGTGTTGTTCTTCAAAGTCTTTGTAAATCCAATGGTCATCCTCTGGAGGGTTTGTATCAGCAATTATGCCAGACCAGTAGAGTTCTTTGCAAAAAGCTTTAGAAGGATATCGATTCACACGGCCCTTCATATGTGCTAAAGCGGCTTTAGGCACTTCTGAGAGTTCGTTGATATAACACCCAGTCAGTTCTAAGGATTTTATCTTGCGCACGTCCTCGGGTCTATCAAGAGCTATAAATAGCAATTCTAGCTCTACTATTCCATGGCCATCGTTGAATGTGTGCTCATAAGTCATAATAGGTTTTTGGCGTTTACGCACATCGCCTAGGTCTTCAAACCACGCTAACCATGTGGCTAGTGTTGTACTTGACAGTTCACCAGAAGTGTTTCTGACGATTCCCCATCGGCTTCGCCTTCTTCCGCTATGCCATCTTGGTACCTGACAGGCGCGTCTAACAATCTCTGTAACTGCCCATGTAGACTTACCTGATCCATAAGGCCCCATGATGACTCTAACAAAGCTATCATCGAGATGAGCAATACGACCAGTCTCAACCGGAATATATTCTTTATCTTGATCCACCCCATGTATTATCATCCCTTTTTTAGTGTGCGTTAATTGTTGTTGAGTTTTTTTACGTCTTTGCTCTTCTATTTCTTCTAGTTTTGATTTGATTTGTGCAAATGATCTCATTTTTCTAGTATCTCGCGAGGCGGCACTGTTTTATAGTTAGATTTTTTATAGTTATCACGCAGATGCTCACGGGTTGTAAAGCGCACACCACATTTTACGCATTCTCTGCGCCTGTAGATTTGATTAGTTTTATGGTCTTGATCGGTATCTACGACGCGAGTCTCCGGATATTTACATGATTCGCATTCCATTATTTTCTAAGTCCGCGCAGAGTTTTATGCAGTATCGCACATGCTGCTTTAGTATGTCTGATTATTACTTTTTTAGGATTTACAGGCAGCCAGGTATCTTCTGCATCAGACTTAAAAGCAGGGGCAGTTTCAGGGGCACGTTTCTTTTTGATTTTTTCAATCCATTTATTGAGTATGACAGCCATTCCATAGCCTTAGATGATAAATACTATTTATGCATCTTTTTTAGGGTTTTTGCAAGTCTTGCGCGCTTACTCAAACATAATCTTTATTTATTCTTAGATTTGGCAGGTTTTTTAGCATTATTCTTAAGAGAACCACCTGTAGAACCTTTGCCTGCCCCACCTGTTACAGTGATATTTCCTTGCGTATAAGCGTCAGTTGATGTCTTTGTTGATGTTGCCGTCTTAGTTGCTGTAGAAGTTTTAGATGATGGTTTCTTCGCAGCGCTCATAGATGATTTTTTAGCTGCTGTCTTAGCCATTATTTGCACCCATTTTTCATTTCCTTTTTTTCTTTTGCTTACGCTCGCCCGCCTCTGAATATGCAATTGCTATCGCTTGCTTCGGTTTTTTTCCAGCATTTTCTTCAGCAGCTATATTCTTTCCAAAGTTCTTCGTACCCGGCTTAGCGCCCTTGATTAATGGCATAAATATCTCATAAGTGTCATGAATATTATAGACTGTTTAGCGTAAGTTATCTATAACTCACTTTCCCGTAATTTTTTTTAGTTTGTTGTGGCAGGTTGCGGCATGCTCCGGCTTTAGCAAAAGCTTCTTCGGTCACTCTTTTAGCACGCACAACCTCTGGTGCAGGGTCATTGTAACCGCGAGTTGGTTTCTCAGATACGTATTTAGCGCTCATGATTTTTAGTCTCCTTTGCATCTGCGCATATTTTATTAAGCTTGATAATTATTTCTTCTACTGTGCTCGCTTCAAAGTGACGCTCTTGCTCTACGTAACGTTGATGCAAAGTCTCGTATTTAGCTATGAGTTTATGTATTTTAGCTTGCATTACTTACATCCTTTCTTCATCATCTTTTTATCTTTCAGTGCGTCTTTACGCTCTTCAGACTTGTCATTCTTTTTGATCATCTTCTTGATTTCTTTTTTCTCTATTTGCTTCATAATCTTTATCCATTTCTAGTAATTTATTCATTTTGTCGTTTATTTCAACAAGGGGGGCATTGGTGCTATAGTACTGATGCCAGCGTCTTTCGAGTAGCCAACTGTGTGATTGCCAACGTTCTGGGCTACAAGCGATCATATCGCAATGTTCACGCACACGTTGCATTTCTGCTCGCTTTAAAGCCTCGGAAAAAACCGTATAGTCAGAAATTATTCCATCTTTTTGATGTTGTCTACCGATTTTAAGCCATTCATAAAGGGTATCGAGACAAATGCCATTGGCTTCAGCAGCTAGTTGATAAGGGATTCGATGATAAATAGCGTCAATAATGGAATCACGACGCTCTTGATTAAACTTCGAAGGTCTTCCGCTGCCTTCGCGCACGTACTGTTTCGGGGGCTGAGGTTTTCCGTTCATTTTTATACTCTTCAATTCCTTTTTTTTAACGCTATCATAATCACACACAAAATAACAGTCTCGAATCCGTCTAATGAAGATAAAAGCCTTATTAAACAGTGATAACTGAAGTCTCTCAGCTTAATAATTTCAATGAGAGTCTCGATAAACTGTAAAAAACACAAAAATGTCGGTATAGACATAGCGATAGCAGTCTTAGACTTGATATAGTCACGCAGATAGTGCATGAGAGTCACGTGAGCAGCTCAAAATGATCACTATCTTCTAAGCTTTTTCCTGCTTCTAGCTTTCCTAAGCCTTCCCATGCTCCGCCCCAGCGGATTGCGTGCGTCATCTTCCCAGACTCTTTAAGTATCTGCGCAAGTCCACACACATAGCCACCGAACCAAATATTACGCTTTTCGTCTTTAAAGTCAATCGGATATGGCGCCACATCAACTGCCAACGCCGGCATATGATTATGTTTACTATAGGGATAGTGCAATTTTGTCTTACCCGCTGCAAAATCTTTTTCTTGATCAGCAGCATCACGATACGATTCTAGTATCTTGCAATCGTAATACTTTATCACTTCATAAAATAAAACTTGTAAATCAATATGACACATCGATAGCTTTTTAAACGATTCTT